TCTTTGTCTTGCTAAAGAAGCAATCGAACAAGGCGTTTTGGATGATTTGGAAATGATAGATATTGCCAAAACATTGGATGGCAAATTACAGGGATGAAACATGAGCGCTTATTTTTGTAGTAATTTATGTATTATTTTTTTGGCTGCTGGAATAATTATCTTATCCCGTATGTATGGGGGATTATGCAAACGTATCGTGAAATTAGAAATACTCATTGTGTCTAATCCAAAAAATAATGATTTAAAAAAATCGATTAAGGAAAACAAAGAAAATATTGATAAATTAAAAGAACTTCAAAATATGAATTATCAATATTTCAAAGATTCATTAAAAGCAGTTGAAAGACTATTAAAAGAATCTAATGAAAGTAAAAATTACCTAGAAGTTGAAATTAAAAGACTTTCAGATAGCTTTGATGGACAATATGAAAATCAAAAGGAAAAGTTAAATGAACACTACTATGCATTACAGCGAGCCTTTAATGATTTTGTAAAGGCCAAGGGGCCTAATCTCGAACCCTTGAAAGAATTAGAAAATATTTGCACCCAACTCCATAGCCGGGTAAAAGAAGTGGAAGACAAAATGACAGCTATGTTTTTTGTCGAGCCAAAATCGCCAAAAGAAAAAAGACGTAATAAATCCAAATGAAGCATAAATATAGAAAATTGGAAGAGCTATATAAAAAAATCCCCAAGATAGATTGTCAAGGTAAATGCTATAATACATGTGGGATTGTTCCTGCCTCAAAAATAGAAATTAAGCGCGCAAGAGAAAGGATAATTAAGAATCCATTCAGCCCAATTCAGGTTGTGATGAAACAAAAAATAATAAAAAAATCAGCAACATGTGCAGCGCTATGCGATAAAAGGTGCAGTATCTATATGATAAGGCCAGCTATCTGCCGATTATATGGAGTAGCAGAAGGACTTGAGTGCAAATTCGGCTGCAAGCCCGATAAGATTATGACAAAAGATGAGGCTTATGATTTAATTAGGGAAATAGAAGCATTATGAGATGGAAATCAATAAAAAAAGAACCCGCGCCTATGGGGCGTGAGTTATTGTTGCGTGTCATTGATAAAGATGACGACATTTACTACACAATGGGCGCCGTGTTTTCAGGGCAATTTGAGTTTCACAATAATCAAATTTTTAAGGTAACTCATTTTTTAGATTATGATTACCCTCAATTGGCCGATACCTGGGAACATTACTCGAAAGACTTACCAAGCAAAAGCCTAGAAACGTAACATTTAAAGGGATTAAATGTTTAAAGAAGACAAGGAAGAGCTTGCCTCGGAGCTTCGGGGAAGCATAATTTATTTTATTACCTATTTTTATAAAATACTGACAGGGCGAGAATTTATCATTTCTTGCCCTATTGGCAGAGAATCACATCACATCACAATTGCTAAGATTTTAACAGCAGCACTACGATTAGAGTTACCCAATCAAAAAGGCATGATCAATGTAGAGCCTGGCTCTGGTAAATCCACGATGGTATCATTTTTTATAGCCTGGGCTATGGCTCAATGGCCTGATTCAAGATTCTTATATCTTTCTTATTCAAAGTCGCTTTCTGTAAAGCATACTGAAACTATTAAACGCATCATCCAGCTTCCACATTACAATTACTTATTCAATGTAAGGATTCGTTATGATTCAAAAGCAAAGGAGTTCTTTCAGACAGAGCATGGCGGCGCTGTTGCTGCATTTGGAACAGCAGGCGCGGTCACTGGCCAGGACGCTGGATTACCAGGACTCGATAGATTTTCCGGCGCACTCATTATCGATGATGCACATAAACCAGATGAGGTGCACTCTGACACAATTCGAAAAACTGTTATCGACAATTACCGAGAAACTATCCAACAGCGAGCCCGCGGAATAAACGTACCTTTTATCTTTATTGGTCAAAGACTGCATGAAGATGATTTGGCGTCGTATTTGATTAGTGGAAAAGATGGGTACGACTGGCATAAAGTTATTTTGCCAAGTCTTGATAAAGCAGGAAATGCTCTTTATCCAGAAGTCCATCCCAAAGAAATGCTTTTAAGACTTCAAGAAACCGACCCGTATGTTTTTGCCTCACAATATCAACAAGACCCAATTCCCGCAGGGGGCGCTTTATTTAAACCTGAATGGTTTGTGATGCTGGAACAAGAGCCAAATATTTTGTTTTCATTTATTACTTGTGACACAGCCGAAACCTCTAAAAGCTACAATGACGCAACCGCATTTAGTTTTTGGGGAATTTATGAAATTGAATCGTTTGGCGTTAAAACCGGCAAGTACGGGCTTCACTGGATTGATACTCTGGAGTGCCGAGTTGAGCCTAAAGACTTAAAGCCAGCATTCTTAGATTTTTGGTCACAATGTATGAGTTATAAAAAACCGCCTCAGCTTGTTGTTATTGAAAAAAAATCAACAGGAGGAACGCTTCTAAGCTTAATTGATGAGATTCGAGCTATACGACTCATGGATATGCCAAGAACCCGAGAAAGTGGATGTAAAACTAAGCGCTTTTTAGATGCCCAACCCTATGTTGCTGAAAAACTCATTTCATTTCCGGCCTTTGGAAAACATGTTAAGTTATGTATTGACCATATGAGTAAAATCACAGCGAATGAAACACACCGCTGGGATGATATTGCCGATACGATGGCGGATGCGATTAAAATCGCTTTGATAGACAAAACAATTATTTCGTCCCAAGTAAGTGGAACAGATTATGAGGGTGTAGCAAACTATCTGTATAAAGATTCAAATATGATTAACCGATTGAGAAGAAATGCACATGCAAGATGATAATGTTAACAATCGACTTAGATAATCGAATGTTTTGATATAAAATTAGACTGTTAATAGTGAATGGATTCACTTTTAAGGACTACAATAATGAAGGACGTAGCAAAGCGCTATATGGACGACCTTGCTCGTATTAAAAAGCAAGTGCGCAATACCCATGATTATTTTAAACATAATTATGACCGATATAATGAATTTAGAAGATTTGTTTTTGAATCTTCTCTGACCAATGACGAAATTACTATGTTGTTGTCTATGAATAGACCGCAACTTGAATTCAATGTCCTTGAAGCCTACGTTAGTCGACTATTAGGCGAGTTCTCCAAACAAGAGCCTGATATTCAGGTTCATTCTTTTGATGAAGAAAACTCCGACCCTATTACCGTCAAGATTGTTGAACAACATCTAAAGCATTTGTTCATGGATTCGAATAATCAACATACACGCTATGAAGTTTACAAAGATTTATTATCTGGTGGCTTTAGTGTTATGAAGGTTTACACGGATTATGAACATCCTATGTCCATGAACCAAACCATAAAAATTAGTCGTGAAGAGCCAACGCTTTGTGGTTTCGACAAGCTTGCACGTTTTAGCCATAAAGGCGATGGGCAATTTTGCTTCCAGCTATTCCCTAAAGATAAAGAGCAATTCCAAGAAGAAAACCCAGATATTCCAATTAATACATTGAGTTTTCGGCGAGATTTTGCTGGCTTTAATTGGTCTTATCAAAACGATAATAGCCAAATTATTGTTGAAGCTGATTGGTATGAGAAAAAGAGAAAAGAAGAACATATTGTCCAAGTTAGAGATTATGGCGTAATGACAACAAGGAAATACCGAAAGTTGGTTGATGAGTGGGATGACATTACCGTTCCCCCTGCAACTATCGGTAAACCACGAAAAACAATGATTGAAACAATTAATCGATATCGTTTGATTGAAACTCAAGTCATCGAATTCGAAGAAACTGATTTCAATATGCTGCCGCTGGTCTTTGTGGATGGTCATTCTGTCATGATTAAAACTCCTACAAATGGAAACATTAGACAGGTGACTAGACCCTATGTATATCACGCGAAAGATAGCCAGCGCCTTAAGAATTTTGCGGGTATTAACCTTGCGAATGAACTGGAAAATACGGTGCAGCATAAGTTCATGGTGGCTAAAGAAGCCCTTCCGAAAGAGGAACAATTTTTGGATGCATATCGAGACGTTCAAAAAGAATCCGTGGTTGTATTTAACTCAGTGTATGAAGGCAATCCAGACCAACCTATCAATAATCCCATACGAGAAGTTCAACGAGTTCCTGCTCCGCCAGAAATTATCCAATCATTTACAGGAGCAGATGCACTTATTCAGAATGTGTTGGGTTCTTATGATGCTAGTTTGGGCATTAATGACAATCAATTATCTGGCGTCGCCATTGTGGAAGCGGCAAGCCAATCCAATGCTACAGCAATGCCTTACATTGTTGGATGCTTACAAGGGTTTCAGCGCGTGGCGCAAATCTATGTTGACTTGATGCCAAAATATTTCACAACACCAAGAACGCTGCCCATTATGAATGAAGAGGGACGCCGCTTTGCGATTAAACTTAACCAAGAAGATGGTCTAATATTGCAGTACGACCCTAATGTTTTAAATGTAAGTGTTAAAGCAGGGGCTAGCTTCCAGGTACAAAAATCACGAACTATTATGATGGTCAAAGAGATGATGGGCATGTCACCCTTGTTTGCGCAATTCATTGCTGAAAAAGGCTTGCACTTTGTTCTTGATAATATGGATGGCCGCGGTATTGAGCAACTTAAATCGCTTACTGACGAATGGTTACAGGAATACCAACAGGAAAAACAAGCCGCGATGGAGCAACAACAAAATAATCCTGAAATGGTTAAATTTGAAATCGAAAAAGAAAAAGTGCAACAGCGTGAGCGAGAATCGCAAAGAAAATTTGAGATTGATAATGCAAGACTTATTCATGACCAAGAAAAAACGATGGCTGATTTACAGCTTGGTAAGCAATCGGCCAATACACAACTTGTTAAAGCACTTACAGAACAATTTGCAAAACGCATGGATTTCGCCATTAAGCATGAAGATATGAGGCATCGTCATATCTCTGACCATTTAACAAGACATGAAAGACATTCACGACATTAAATAAGGTACATATGAAAATTAGAATTGAATATGGAAAGATAATTTCTTGTTATGATGAATCAAAAACTGGATTTTATATTAGCTATGAAAAGAATGGAAAGGACTGTGGCTATGCTGTTGAAGCAAAAAAAGATGATAGCAATCCTTTTCCTTATATCGATTTGGATTTAGATCATTTATATGGAGTAAACGATGAAAAAAGTGACTTGGAATGATTTGCACAATGCAACCTTTAAAGAATTGAAAAAAACGTATAAATTAAGTGATAGACAATTAGAAAATGCAGTCCGTGGTCACATGGATGGCGCCAATACACAAGAGCGGCGCGACCTCTATAAAACCGTTTGGGATAAAAAGGAATAATCATGCCATTGATTAAAGGAGCCAAACCAGGCTCAAAAGGATTTAAAGAAAATATTAAAGCCGAAATTTCTGCTGGGAAACCACAGAAACAAGCTGTTGCTATTGCATACAGTGAATCTAAACAACAAAAGGAGAGTAAGAAAATGGAAAAGCATCACAAGGAACATCATAAAGAGCATCACAAAGAACATGCTAAAAAAGAGCATGCTCATAAAAAAGAACATCATAAAGAACATGAAGATCACAAGCACATGCATAAACATCATCATGAAATGCATAAGCACCACATGAGCGAAGTGAAGCATCATGAAAAAATGATGAAAAAACACGCCACTCATGCTAAAAAAAAGTAAGTCATCCTGATGTAAAAGAGGATAAAGCTTTGATTAGAAAGATGGTCAAAAAGGATTGTTTGAAATAAACAAGGATTACTATCATGTACGAAAATCCAAAAAAGGATGCTAAGAAAACTAAAAGCCCTTATAACAAACGGGAAAATGAAGTTACGGACAAAGCTTTTAAAGCTGTGGCCAAATCCGTTAAGCCGGTTGCTAAGGATACAAACAAAACACGCCGAAAAGAAACTCGGGCGCGAATTGTGGGCGATACAGTACCAGCAGTAAAACCAAAATCAAATCTTAAAAAAGATATGAAAAAATCTATGAAAGGGAAATGTTAAGGATGACATTATGGCTGAGAAATGGATTTCGGGCGCAATAAAGCACCCCGGTAAACTTCATCGTGATTTAGGAGTTCCTGAAGGCAAGAAGATTCCTGCTAAAAAGTTAGCGAAGGCAGAACATAGCAAAAACCCATCATTGCGAAGGGAAGCTAACCTTGCCAAAACATTGAAGAAGTTGCGTCATGGAAAGTAAGTTGCTCGAAGATGAGCAGTCCGAAGAAGTTCTCGAAGAAGAAAAACCTAAACGCTCTTCTAGGAGTTTTTTTAATTATCAAGTTCGGGAATATGAAAAAAATCTAATTCATAAACTCCCTAACGAATTAAGAAATTATGTGATAAATTATAACTATCGAGCTAGTTCAGACGAGCGTTTTCATATTGATACTAACGATTATTAACATAAGCATTCAATTTATAAGGATATAAAAATGAGTGAATATAAATGTAAGGAAGGCATGATAGATAACCGTATCGTTCATGACAATCACCAACAAGGTATTAAGCGCGTGTTACAAAGACATCATGACAAAAATGACGTTGAAGGGCATAGCGGTAAAATGGGCAAAGGCGACAAAGCTCATTGGAGCAGACGCGGAGATTCTTTAACTCCTCGAAAAGCATAAACACTCTCATCATTTTATAAGGACATAAAAAATGGGCGTCTTACAATATCCGAAACCTATTCCTGCAACCAATGGTACTCTCCCAGGGTTAAGGTTCATGGTTTCTACTGATAATCTATCAACCATCACCACGGCTGGCTATTTAAACAGTGTTGTAGCAGAAAGTGCCCAACCCTTATCAAATGGTGATGTGCTATTAGTGCTTTACGGCTATAACTTACCTACTACTACCGGAACTTTTGGAATTTTTACGGTTTCAATTTCTGGCGCAACTGGCAGTATCACTTTGGCTGAGTGGACAGGTACTAGCGGGGTTGTCTTACCTACTATTGCTAACCATATTGCAACCTATACTAATACTACTGGTACATTAAGCGAAGACCCTGCAACTGCTATCAGTGGCGGAAATATCCAAGCTGGTTTGAGTGGAACCGCAGGTACATTGGCTTCATTCCCAGGTACAGCTAGTAAAGGTTCGTTGGTGGTTGCGGCTGTGGCTAACACTGGCAATACCTTAACTACTATTAGTAATGCTGCCATGGGTCAAGCAACTGTTGTTAGCATTCCCGACCCTGGGGCTGCAACAGCAAACTTTTTATTAAATACTGGCGCCAACGCAATGGCTGCGGGTAGTAGTATCACATTTGCTAAAGTAAACGGTACGGAAGCTGCGAATGCTGTAACGGCAAGTGGTGTGGCTGGAGCCTTAACGACTTCATCCTTATCGACTGCTGGCGGCTCAAGTTATGCGATTACCTGGACTAATACTGCAATCACTGCGACATCTTCAGTATTGTTAACATTGGCAGGTGGTACTAACACGACTGAGAACATTACTTTGAAAGTAGTTCCAGGCTCCGGCACCGCAACTTTGACAATTTATAACAATACCGCTGCTACTGCATTAAATGGTACTATTATAATTTCTTACTTAGTTATCTAAGTTATCCCCAAGGGCTGAACGTTGCTCATCACGTTTGGCCTTTCTTTTTTTAATGGTTTCATATATCGAAAAAACAAACATGATGCTCATAATTGAAAAAAACGCATATGTAAAAATGAACGTTTCAAAGACTTCATTAAGTTTAAGTGCATAAAGTCCACAAAGCATATAAAACAATAAAACAATAAGTCTCCTAAGATCGTTGATTTCTGAACCCAAGATTAATATCGAACGATAACTACGCATAATATGTTCTTGGGTTGTTCCAGATTGCAAAGGATTTATGTTGGAGTCTAATTCTTCCTTGTTCACTATAGATAATTCCACATAGAAATGATTACTGCCGCAAAGGCAAATATTAAGGCAATTGCACTCACTCTTAATTGATACTTGTTAAGTCTATTTTGTTGATCGATTAATTCTAAATTTAATCTGGCATTTTCTGCGAGCAAATGATGAAGTGATTTTTTTATTCCTGGGTTTGCGTCTAGGAATTCTTTACATTCGATATCCCTTTGTAAAAATTCATTGATTTGATTCTGAGATTCCATTAAATTATTCCAAACAATTTACCTAATGCGGCTGCGCCTATCATTGCATAAATTCCCAAAATTAAATTGGTATTTTTATGCGATTCTGATTTTATTTCTTCACGAATAACTGAAAGTTCTCTTAATACTCCTTCTTGTGAATTTTTTAATACAGCAATATCTAATTGCTCTTGAGAATATATTGGAGTGCTCATTTTATGTCCTTGATCCCATGAAATAAAATAATTATAGCATAGTGAAAAATTAGTGGGCATTCCCTAAGTGAAAAACAATACTGCAACATTGATTTCAATTCTTTAGTTACAGGCCTTTTCTTTTTGGGCTTAATCTCATCTGGCGCCAAATCGAATGCTTGTATTTTTTTTTGCAAAAGTTTTACAAACACCTCGGGCTCGATATCCAAGAAATGTAAGTATTTATCCAAGAGTTCACTTTGATTTAATAAAAAAACTCTTGCATCATAAGCGTGCTGCTCACTGATGGAACGCACATCCTTTTTTTTATAAGTTATTTGCTCGGGATTTATTTTATTAACTATTTCCATATATTGTTGAGTTGCTTTTTTTCTAGAACGTGGGAATTTATATAAAAAAGCATCCTCAACGGCGAGTTGAATAACTGAGGCTATTAAATCTTTATCGCACTTGTAATCGTAATCTAGTCTATGCGTAGTATGTTGATTGATGAAAGCCAATTCTTCTAAAGTGGCTATCCTCGGTGTAATCTCAGGTTTTATAGCCTCATAAAGATAATCTATATCGTCACAATTTAAAAAATTAGCAAAGCATACATATTCGCGTTTTTGACAAAAGATTATTAGATTGGCAAAAAAAACATAGAAGCAATCATTTTTACTATATTCCCCTCTCATTAAGGTTTTCTTAACCAAAGACTGGATTGACTGCTCTTTTTTTTCTTCATAATAAATCGTATAGGGTTTCCCATTTTCAAATAATTTTGAAATGAAATTTCTAGTCCATTCATGCGAGTGTGGAAATTTAAAAACAAAACATTTTGCATTCATAAAATCATACTCCCATTTTTCGTGGAAATAAGATTTTCTTTGAACCATCCTTCAATTTCTTCTATTCGATAATAGATATTTCGATTTAATCTATAATAGGGAAGGCTATTTTTACTAAGTCGCGTTTTTCTAAACCATTGTACGGACAAACCATATTTTTTAGATATTTCTTTTTCTGAAAAAAACTCAATTCCATTTATTAATAACATCCTTATTCCTAAATAGATAATTACACTATCAATATAATCCGTTTCTTAACCATCTCAAACGCTAAGTTGGACTACATTGCGCTAAGTTCTGCTACGTTGTACTAAGTTCAGCTACGAAGATGTATTCCTCATAGCTATATATCAACTCCTTCATTAAATTTTACCTATGGATCCATAGAGTGCCAAGGACGGCAACTCGCCATCGAGACCCGTGCGCAAGCGGGGAGTGGTAATTAGCGTAACGGCGTAATAGTTCGAGACCTGGGCGTTAAGCAGAGGCAATTACCGTAGCGGGGCAATAGCTAGAAGGAACTTAAATGAGTAATGATGTTATGGAAAACGTGTCTGATGTTAATCAGATCCAGGGCGAAGCCTTATCTACTCCAGTAGAAAAAATGGTTCCGCAATCGCAAGTTAATGATATTGTAAGGCGTCGTACTCAAGAAGCAGCCGAAAGAGCTGTTGAGAACTATAAAAGTGAACAACAAACTAGACGTGCTGAGCCTGTATCGAGTGATAGTTCTTACAATCAGACTTCGAAAGGAATATCTGAAGACGATGTAAGGCGTTTAACAAGTGAAGAGCTGGACAGAAAACGCGAACAATGGAGTCGCGAACAACAAGAAAAGTTGGATTCTGAAACAGCGCAACGCATTGTAGATGCTTATCGACGAAAGATAGAACCTGGACGAGAAAAATATCAGGATTTTGAGACAGTAACCAATAGCGTTGACATGAGATATTACCCGAATGTGGTTCAGCTTTTAGCAGAGCACGTCGATAACTCTCATGATGTATTGTATGAACTCGCTCGTGATAGGCGAAAATTATACGATCTTGAATCAATTTGTTTGCATAATGCTTCTGATGGTATTTATGAGATTAAGCGACTTGCTGATTCAATTAAGGCTAATGAACAAGTCTCGCAAACCCGTCAACCAAATGCACCGTTAACTCAACAAAGACCTTCTAACACTGGCACGGATTCTGCGCCTTTGTCTATTAGGGATTATAAACGAATGTACAAAGGATAAACGCGCGAATCCTAACAATTATGGATAATGTTAGGAGTAATAAAAATGGCTGTTTTCCCTACTAATATTTTACAACAGGTACAAACCTACCAACGTTCTGGTTTGGCTCTGTTGCAAAACCTTTGCTGTCATATTGCAACAGCAAATACTAAATTCAAAGATTTCGATAAAATACAGGCAAACCTAGGTTCTACTGTAACCTTTGACTTGCCCCCTCGTGCTACGACTGTTGCAGGTTTAGTTGCATCTTTCCAACCGGCTGTGCAACGTGTACAGACCTTGGCATGCGACCAAGCGAACAACAGTTCTTTTGCCGTGACCTCACAACAAAGAATTTTTAACCTTGAAAAAGGCGAAGAAGACTACATGCGAGTTTTTGGCAAATCGTTCATAGCTGAATTAGCTACTCAGGTTGAGGGCAATATTGCACTGAACTGGGCGTCTGCTGTGAATAGTCAACTGACTAGTACACTAAATACGTTCTCAGGCCCTTACCGATATTTCGGTAATGGAACAACTGCTTTAACTTCTTATCAACAATTAGCTCAAGCTATCATGTTCTTCAAGAACTACGGTTCTGTTGCAGAAGGAATCAAGGTTTATCTACCTGATACCGTTATCCCTGCAATCGTTGGTAATGGCTTAAACCAATTCGTACCTCGTCGTAACGATGAAATCGCACAAAGTTGGGAAGTAGGTGATTTTGGCACGCCTTTAGTGTCTTATTATCAATCCAACTTAATGCCAATTCACGTTTCAGGCGATACCGGCGTTAACGCTCAAACGTTGACTGTCGTGTCAACCAATGACCCTACTGGGCAAAATGTTACGCAAATCACCTTCTCTGGCGCCACTGCTAGTGATGCCAATGCAGTATTTTCAGGTGACGTGTTCCAATTCCAGGATGGTGTTAGTGGTCAACCTAACATGCGTTATTTAACCTTCATTGGGCATTTCCCAAGTGCTAACCCTGTTCAATTTAGAGCAACTGCGAATGCGGCTGCTAATGCTGCTGGCAACGTAACCATTAGCATTACTCCTGCGCTGAACTGGGCTGGTGGACAAAACCAAAACCTCAATAACCCTATTGCTGTTGGTATGCAAGTATTAGGCGTTCCCTCGCATCGTTGCGGCGGTATTTTAGGTGGCGATGCGTTCTATCTTGCTATGCCTCAATTGCCTGAACAAAGTCCGTTTGACACTGCTAATGAGTACGATCCTGATACTGGATGTTCATTGCGTTTGACTTACGGTTCTTTATTCGGTCAAAACGAAACAGGCATGATTTATGACGAAACGCACGGCTCAGTGATTGTACCTGAGTACTCCATGCGCTATGTCATACCATTGTCACAAGGTTAATTAAGGATAAGCGGTTTAATTTTATTAAGCCGCTTCGTTAATAAAATTTTTTGAGGGATTAAAAATGTCTACTCCAGCAGCACAGGTACAAAACGATCCGATTTTTTCGTTACCGCATTTGTATATCAGCGGCTTAAATATTTCGGTTGCTTCAACAACGGTGCTCGCAATAGCACCAGGACAAGCCAGGGATTCAAACGATATGATTGATATGCCTGTGAGTTTTCCTAACTTACAAGGTAATACCAATCCCCCAATCTTATTCCAAAACTATTATCAGCCATTATTTGTTAGTTCGGCTGTTAATGGTGTCAATGGATTAGATACAGGTACGATTGCAGCCAGCACTCAATATGCCATTTATTTAATTGGTGATTCACGCGGTTATAACAATGTCGCAGGTGTTTTAAGTTTAACTTCTAATGCCTTTCCATTGCTTCCTAACGGCTATGATTCTTACCGTTTGCTTGGCTTCATTGAAACTGATGGTTCATCTCATTTTGTTTATGCAACGCATGAACCTCAAAACATGGCAGGTGCGCTAGGCTATTATGTCTCTCCGCCTTCTTCTGTTTTGTCTGGTGGGAATGCGACCACTTTTACAGGTGTAGATTGTAATACACCCGTTCCAGCAGGTACGTTGCCTAACGTTATCTTAGAACTCTTGGTTACCTTTACTCCAGCAGCTATTGGTGATGTTGTCCAATTTAGACCTACTGGCAGCAGCGCTACCAGCGGAGTTCCAACAATCGTTGGCGTGACTGCAAACGTTGCTCAAACTCAATATCTCCAAATTATCGCGGGCGTGAATGGTTCAAGCCATACGTCCTTTGATTACTTGGTAACAAGCAGCAGTGATGCGGTTTCTGTATCTGTAGTTGGTTGGATTGGTACGCCTCATACTGCTTACCCAACATAATCGGTAAAGGTGTAATCGAACTGTTGCAGTTTTTGCAACAGTTCACTATTGCCAAGGATGGTAATTATGGCCTACACAGCTCAGGAATTAGTTACTCGCTCCTGGTTTTTATCTGGTATTGTCGCAAGAAATCTTCAAGAACCAACGGGCGATCAAATCAATGACGGCCTTCAAATGCTTAATGACTTATTAAACTTTAAGCAGATTGAAACCGATTTAATACCTTATTGGCAATATATTACGTTCAACGCCGTCTCAACGCAGGAATATTATTTTCTTCCTTATGTTGCCGCAGTGGAAACATCCACGTTTAATATCAATGTGGTTCGCTATCCGATGGTCAATACAAGCCGTTCAAATTATTTTGGCTCTTCTCGTGTTGATAATGTTTATACACTGCCTTTTTCTTGGAACCTTGAACGCGGGGTAGGTGGAAGTACATTCTCAATGTATTTCATCCCTGACCAGCCTTATGTCATTAAGATGAAGGTTAAGATATTTTTAAATGACGTTACGCTACAAACGGATTTAACAAACATTACGGAATCATTTAGCAATCCTAATAATTATCCTTTTTATACAACTTACAGTTTTATTACAGCTTCAAATCAAGGCTTTGATACATCCTACATTGAATATTTGCGTTATGCATTATCTCAATATATGTGTTCCGAATATGGAATTCTATTCAATCCAGAATCAGAACGTATTCTCAATAGCTATAAACGTAAATTGATGTATGAGTCTCCGCCAGATGTAGGAGGCAAGAAACTTTCAATTCTATATGCAAATGGAGCTCCTGGTTACAACTGGGGTGATGTGAATGTTGGCCATGGATGGAGACCATAAAATGTTGGAATTAGAAGATAGGATTCTTCTTGAAAGGAGGATTTCAAAAGCCGAAGAAAATCTTATCTCATTACAAGAAGACATACGAGAAATAAAAAAAAGCATTCATTGGATAATCGGTCTAATTTTTAGCATAAACAGCGCCATCATTGGAATATTGATAAAGGGATTTAATATCATATGATGAATCGTGGGAATAATTTCAGGCAGTTTCCATTAAACATTGTGGGCTCTAGCATTTTTGGCCGTTATCCAAAAATAAGCATTGAGAAAACCTACAACATGTTCATGTCTGACAATTTTATGGTGCCGTATTCAGGTTATCAAATTGCATTGACCGCCTCTCAATTTAGAAATGCCAAAGTTGGGCGCGGCGCTTTTACGAGCACCAAGTTTAACAAAATCGTTCTGGTTTTCGATAATAATGTTTTTTTGGCAAATATAAACTATTCATTATCTAAGCAAAAAGTTATCTATAGTGAAGTCATTTTTATTGGTCAATTACAAACAACAACTGGCGTTGTCTATATCTCAGAAAATAACAAGCCTCAAATTGGAATCTCTGATGGAACTGCTTTTTACCTTTATGACCCAACGTTAACGCCTAACTTTCAAGTCATACCATTAACTTTTGTACCAGGGTATTTAACGTTTCATGATACCTATTTTATTTTAGCAGCATCACAAGATACGGGCGGCGGCTTATATAATCCGCCTATCAATAATACTTGGCGCCTCTCAGCACAAAATGATGGCACTACCTGGCCAAGTGACTCATCATCAATAGGCCTACTTCAAACAAAACCAGATAATACTCAGGCTGTTGTTCGCTTCCCTTCTAAAGGGAATATGATATTTGTTATGGGAAGTGTTGTAACTGAATCTTGGTTTGATACGGGCGCTCAATTATTTCCTTATCAACGTAATAACCAGTTCAATATTGACTATGGCTGCGTACAGCCGGCAACAGTTGCCTATATGGATGAAATCGTTGTATGGCTTGCTCAGAATGAAAAATCTGGCCCAATCATTATGTATAGTGATGGTGGCATGCCTAAAAAAATTACGACAGATGGTATTGATTATTTTTTCTCAACGCTCACGGCGCCTGCTGATTCCCAAGGGTTTTTATACAGGCAAGACGGTCATTTGTTTTATCAAATCAATTTTTATACCGATAATTTATCATTATTTTATGACTTTAATACCGATAAGTTTTATCATGCTTGCGATCAGAATCTAAATTATTTTATCGCTGCCGAAATTGCCTTTTTTAACAATCAATATTATTTCGTGAGTAAAAACACCGGCAATCTTTATGCCTTTGATACGGTCTTTACTACCTATCAAGATACCGATTCGCTAGGGAATGTTATTAATAATGAAATTCCTCGAATAAGAACCTGTGCCAATGTGAGAACGCCTGACCAGGGTTACCAAATCATTAATGATGTTGGCTTTACGATTGAATCTGGCGAAACAGATTATCAGCAACAATCCTTGGGAAATATTTACCTAATCACTCAAGATGGAAACTATCTTGTTACACAAGGTGATTTTGGTGCATTGGTCACTCAAGATGAAAAATATCTCATTTCCCAAAATGACAGCTATTTAATTCCTCAGCAAACCAATAGCGCAACCTCTGCCTATTTGATTGCTCAGCAAGATGCTAATACTGGCACCAGCAATTTATCGCTACCTCATGTCGATTTATCAATATCTACAGACGGAGGCGCTACCTTTGGTAATGAATGGGCTTATTATTTACCGCCAATTGGTTATCGTAAAAATCGCTTAATGTGGTGGCAAATAGGAATTGCGAATGATTTCGTGCCTCAATTTAAGTTTTGGGGCATGGGTCGTTTTGTTGCAACCGATGGTCTTGTGAATACGAGGATTTGAAATGACATCATCTACTTTAAATCCAACGGCCATATTTCCAGACCTACCTAGGGAATCTCCTGTTATTGATGAAGAGGGTAATTTTAGCCCTTTATGGAGTTTAGGCTTTTCATCGCTTTTCCAAGCTCTTCAAGAGAATTATAAAAACGAAGGCATTTTATTTCCAAGATTGAATGCAACCCAGATAAATACGATACAAAATATTTATACCCCTTTTATCGGAAGTCCTCTGCCTTCGAATATTCCAGACATCAGCGGCCAAACAATTTTTGATACGACCAACCGTATACCCAAACAATTTATCATTACATATGATAATGCTACGCCGCCTAATATTCTTTCGGCACAATGGCTAATTATGAATGTAATGTTATTAAATGCGGGCAATCCAAACGGTGCCGTTGCAGGAGTTTTATATTGGTTGTGTTATGATATTACTAATAAGGTATTGTATATTTGTACAACAAGTGGCTCGACATCAAGTGCGGTTTGGACGAGCGTTTAAAGCTACGATTTAAGGATGAATCATGGCGTTTACTGACATGCAACGATTTGGCACTGGTGTAGGTGCCGGTAACATATTGGCAGGAATAGGGGGATTACTTAACAGACCTAAAAATCCCGCGACTGCTGCTAATCAATACATTAGCCAGATACCTGGTCAAACGAAGGGTTATTATCAACCTTTCTTTGAAGCAGGAACACGAGCCGTTCCAAAGCTTGAAAATGAATATTCTTCATTGTTATCTAATCCTGGTGGTCGAATTAATGAAATCGGAAGAGGCTTTCATGAATCACCTGGTTTTCAATTTGCCTTAAAACAGGCGCTACAGGGCGCGTCACACGCCGCAGCAGCAGGGGGTATGGCGGGCTCTCCCGAACATCATCAACGCGCTATGCAGCTAGGAACCGACTTGGGTAATCAAGAATTTTATAAGTGGCTAGCACCTACTTTGGGTCTATATGAATCCGGCCTTCATGGCACCGAAGGATTAGCAGGAAGAGGTCAGCAAGCTGGATCGCAATTAGCGGACATGATTGCGCAAGCATTGGCTCAGCAAGGACAGTATGAATACGAAGGGCAAGCAGGAAGAAATGAAGCGAACAATTCGCTATTTTCTAATCTTGGCTCAGGCATTGGAACGCTGGCAGCATTTTTGCCGTTTATATAAGGTCGAGAAATTATGGCATTTACATTTACTCAGGCGCGACAATTAAAACCAGAACAGGTAAATCCGTTTGCGAACCTGATTTCTAAATCATTACAAGGATATGGGCAGGGCGTTAAATCTGCTTATCTTCCTCAAATGTTAGAAGCGGATATTTTTTCGAAGAAAATTAGTCCTCTTGCTACTTTAGCTACATCACCGATGTTTTTGCAAAATCCTCAATTTCAATCTGCTTTGGGTCAATTAATATCCAAAAGTTTAGGCTTTGCTGGGGAGGGGTTCCAAGGAGGTTCTAATTGGCCTACTTATGCAGGGCAAGTTGGGAAAGATATTACCGAACTAGAAAATCTTGCCAACGATCTTACACAAGCCGGAAAAATTAAGACTGGAGTTTCTAGTGGCGCGGCAACTACTGAAAATTATTTAGGAGATATAGGCAAGCATATTGTTGATTTTTTCTCTGGAGGAAAAGTTAATTCTGATTTAGCTCAAAAACAACATCAATTTCAAACTCTATTAAAGACTCTTAAGAATAAAGCTTTACAAACAAACAGTATAACAGCGCAAGATGCTGAAGATTTGTTTAGCCAACGAAAAGATGAAACCCCAACACAAGCAGTAAATAGAATAAAAAAAACCAATCCTGCTTTATTTCAGCAATTAACCACTAACAATCAAACATCTATCAATCAGACGTCAAAAGAAGAACAAAATTATCAAGATAATCAATTATTAAATGAAGCTTGGGACATTACAGAACAAATAAAGCAAAGAATAGGAAAAGATATCGATCCGCAGATTATTTTTGAATATATGCAAAAAAATCCAGGGAAAATTCATATACCTACTTTATTAAAAAAGGTCGGATAAAATGGCGCGAGAACTTGATTGGGGCGATATTCCTGAAAAAAAAATCTCACCAAGAGAAATTGATTGGGGAAATGTAAAACAAAAATCCCAAGGAAATCAATTTTTGCATAAAATTCGCGATGCTTTAGAAGGTGGCTCGACAGGAATTCTGCAAAGTGCTAGCGATATAGGTTCTAATATCGCTCAATTTCCTAGTGACATTTATACTTGGGCAACGGGAAAACCAGGCTACCAAGCTCCTCATCCTAATTTAAATGAATTTATCCCAAACTCTGAGATAGGCCGCAAATCTGCAAAAGCAGGAGAAATTTTAGCGCCATTTGCGCTCTCACCTACGTTGGCTGCCGAAGCCAATTTAGGAGGAACTTTATTTAAAGGAAAATTATTACCCCGTCTTATTATGGACATGTTAGGCGGTGCTGCTGAATCTGAAAATAGACCGCTTGGAGCGGCTCTAGGAACTGCGGCGCCCCTTGCAGGTAAAGCAATCCGATATGTGAAAGAGACGCCATTCACTAAACGAGGCGCAACCCAAAAGCTAGAGAAAGCGAAAGAATTGGCCGGCGCAGAATCGCATGATATTCCAATGGATATAGATTTCATACGTAATTTAGAATATCAAATGGGCTCTAAGCATTTGGCGCCAAGTAAAATGCAATTAAATAATCTTATGGCCGAAGCCACAGAGGGTGATTACCCCTCTTATTTTGCTTTGCAATCAGCGCTTGGAGATGTCTCGCGAGAACTTCTTCACCCTTCACAACAAAAAGGTAAAGGAATTTTAGGAATGATCGGCCAATATTTAAGTCCGCCACAAACAAGTGCCGCTGAAAGGTTAACAGGGCATCAAATTGAGCAATTGAGAAAACAATACATTGAAGATGCTATGAAACACTTGCATAAAACCGGCAAAGGAAAAATAGCAGAATTAGAAACAAAAGGTCGAGAAGATTACAGCAGGTATAAAAAATTTGTTCCACTTAGGAACAAAGCGGCAATAGGTGCCGCTGGAACAATACCTGGCTTGGCTTATTTAAGCCGCTTCTTGGGTTAAGATTAAAGGTAGCCGTCTAAATCGCTCTTTTCATCTTGACCTGAAGTGAACATGCCAGCAATGGCATATATAATACAACAAAGACCTATAAATGCTAAAAAAGATATCATAATTTCCCCCCTTGATTTGGGTAAATTATATACATATGTTTATAAATGTGTCAAACTTTATGTAAATAAGAGTGAATAGGAAAATATATGTCCGTAAATATCAAAGACATGAATACTAGAGACGAAGTAAGGCTTTTGTTGCTTGAGCAAGCGCAGACAGGAGTTCATGATACTTTATTACAAATTAATAGTAAGCTTGATAGCCTAGACAAGAAAATAGACTTAGTTGAGTCTAAATTAGAAAGAAAGCTAGATAACATAAATAATAAAATTGATAAAATAGATGATAAGTATGATAAAAAAATAGATAAAATTTACTGGTTTATTATTGGTCTTTATGGAATAACAATTAGTGGATTACTTACAGTCTTAGGAAAAAGTTTTAAGTTTTTTTAGATAATTAGTAACAGAGAAGGGATTCTCTAAAACGATAAAGGACTATCATGCCCATTAACCCGGATTTGTTAATAGCAGCTCCCATGCTTCAAGACCTCTTGGTTGATAAGCTTGGTATACCTATGGCTGACGGTACAGTAACTTGTTATCAAGACAATAGCCGTACGACTTTAAAAAACTGGTATTACCAATCTGGAACTCCTGGAAACTACACCTATGTTACGCTCCCCAATCCCCTTACTTTAAGCGCCGCTGGCACGATATGTGACATTAACGGGGTAGATACGATTCCTTTTTATTATCCTTATAGCGAACTCGATGAATCGGTTTCACAGCCTTATTTCATAGTGATTCAAAACCAAGCTGCAACCTATCAAATAACACGAGCTAATTTTCCATTTATCACACAAAGCGGCTCTGGCAATAGTAGCGGCACCACATTAAATAATTTAATAACCAACAATGCTTTCTGGCGAAATATCCAGCCGAACTATGTTAATATCACGCCGTTTACATCTGTTAATTTGTCATCAGTCATCTCATTGACCGTTGCTCCAAGCCAACATGATGGCTTTTCAATGCCAGATGTGCTCTTTGTCAAGAACAATACATCCGCGACAGATTCTTTGACATTTACCCCTTTCCCGTTAAGTAACTCTCAGGTGGTAGCTAATACGACTACCCCTGAGACTTACATTAACCATAGCTGTAGTGGCGCCGGTAGTAGCGAGACTTCAAAATATTATCAGTTTCCAATTGCGCTTCATGTCAATAATCTTGCAAATACGCCCTTTACCTTCACTCTTCAAGCTCAAAATATAGGTGGCACCAGTGCTGGACAAAATGTAATTTCAGTTAATTTATTGCAATTTACAGGCACAGGAACCACATCACCTGCCGTTACCTTGGTTGGTCAATTGAATTTAACAACTCAATGGCAAACTTATACGATAAGTTCGATTTTCCCTGCAACAAGTGGATTAACACTTTCTCAAGCAGAAGATGATGCGTTTTATTTGCAATTGCAAATGCCACTTAATGAAACCTGTTCAATCAATTTTACAAAACCATCTTTATATTTAACGACAAACTTAGCTCCAGCTAATGATTTTCAGACGTACGATCAAGTTAACTCCATTATCAGCGCGCCAAGAACTGGCGATATTAGAGTTGGTTTAAGTTCTTTTTATCCTTATGGTTGGGTGCCAATGAACGATGGAACAATCGGCAATCCATCCTCAAATGCAACCACGTATAAAAACAGTGATTGTTGGCGCCTGTTCTCGCTTCTTTGGAGCTTATTTCAGCCCTATGATTCAGGCTCTAATTCAAATCCACTTGCTCAAATGTACACAAGTGCAGGTTCGGCCACAAACTATGGCGCCAGCGCCATTGCAGATTGGAATGCTAATAAAGCGTTAATGCTAATACGTACCATGGGATTGGTAATGCTTGGCACGGTTCCATTATCGGCAATGCTTCTTGCGACTTCATCGGGAGGATATAAGCTCGGAATAAGTGGCGTTTCTACATCAGGCGGGAATCTTCTTTTTACCGTATTAGGTACGGCTTCTATGTTTAATGGTATGCCAATTGTGTTTAGTTCAACCGGTACCTACCCTGGAAGTATTGTTTCCAATGCAGTTTATTTTTGCACGAATATTTCAGCAACGACGTTTCAAGTGGCCACAACTTTTAGTAATGCCATTACAAGTGTTGCAACCGGCGGTTCTTCTACTTCTTTTACAGGAACTTTAACGGCATTTTTACAGCCCCCAGGAAGTTTTGAAGGGGAATATGCGCACGATCAGCTCTTATCTGAATTGGTTTCACACAATCATACAGGAACCGTTGCCGTTGGCACTGGCCTTCAAAGCACCACGGGGCCAGGTATTTTTGTACAGCCAACAACAGGCCCATCTGCCTTATCTATAAATAATACAGGCGGAGGTGTGCCATTTAATATTACTCAACCAGGTGCATTTTATAATTTATACATGAAACTTTAATGAACTAATTTTAATTTAGTGGAATAATAGTTGTTAATTAAAAGGATTTTTAATTAAATAGGGATATAAAGATGCCAACAGAATTAAGCTTTGGACGGGATGTCCAGGGTT